CCCAGGAACAGATGGCGCGTTTCGTGGCATCGTCCGTCCGAACAAATGCCTCCAGTGTCCAAGCTCCAGTACCAAGAAGCCCGCCCCAGTTCGTGTCAAAATAGGTGCCGTTAAATCTCACGAACGGGCCATACTGCCCAAGCTCCCAGGTGGCAACCGCACTAACCGCCGCGGCATGTCTAGCGTGACCGCTCCAATCCGGCAGCAGCAGCCCCGTCGTCAGGTCGAAGCGGTAGTCCCCGACCAGCCCATCGTCAAGATGGCTGCGCCCAAAGTGCACCCTATTCGCAGGAGATCGCCAATCAAGTCTAGGCATAACTAGGCACTCGGATTGATGCTGTGTCGCTCCCCAACTAACGTATTGTTCGCCGCCGCGAACGCCTGTCCCGTGTTGTTCTTCAACAGGATATAGTAATCGGATGGCGGCAAAGGCACATCACGGATCACCGCATAGCGCGCAGTCACCGCAGCATCAAAGGTAAACGACTGTACGATCAACTCGCCCTGCGGCTCCAGACTGTCCCCACCGTAGGGAAACGTCCCATCCACCTCAGGCAGAATCCACATCGTCACATTCGCCCCGGCGCTGCGCGCCGATGCTTGCGTCGCCAGGTACAGCCGGAAATCGGCATACAGCTCCAATTCGCCCGCCGCGTCATTTGAAAACGGGCTGGCCGAGATTTTCAGCCCGCCGATTCCCAGGCTGTTGAGCTCCGTGCTCATCAAAGTCTCGACGGCCAGCTTTGCCGAATGTTTAACGGTCATAACTCACCTCACTATGGCGCAGGATAGGCCCAGCCCCGCTCTACGTCGCCGGGCGTCACCACACCCAGTCCCAGCTCCTCGGCCCGGCTGATCGTTTCCACCCTGGCTACCGCCAAGTTGCTCACCGTCGTCGAGCCGCTGCCAAATACGTTGATTACGAACTGTGCGGCTGGCCCAAAGGGGTCCACGCTGTCTATGCCGCAGAAGCTCAGCCACTCCATCTTCTTATTCCGCGTCGCCTTGCCCGCCACGTCCGCCCCTTCCGGCAGCGCGGCGAACTCAGCCGGGTCGGTGTTCTCGAATATCTCACTCCCGCTCATCGCCGTGCGATTCCGCGTGCGGTAGACGGTGTTAAGGTCCGCCGCGGCCTCCACATGGGTCATCCCGGCATAGCCCCTCGCCAGCGGGTCCAGCGTCAACTCGTCGTGTAGAATTGCATAGTCCATCTGTACTGATAACTCCTTCTTATCTAAACAGCCCCTGCAACATGCGCTCCAGCTCGGGCAATGCCCCCTCAATCGTCGGCATAATAATCGCGTACCGCGCCCCGTTGCTCAGCTCGAGGTACACCCCGTAAAACATCGTATGCCCCAGCACAATCCTGAACACCGGCCCCTCGCGCCCTACCATCCCGAACAACCCACTCCTCGCATTCCCCGTCCGGTCCGTCCAGGGCGCATTCCGTCGCGCATCGTTCTGCATCCCCCCCGCCGTGCGCTCCGCAATCGCCCCCACCGCTGCCAGCGCCCGATTCCCATACAGCTCCAGCGCCCTCGCCAGCTCCGCCGGAGGCCTCACCCACACCACACCCGCCTGCACCGCCATTCCCATCCCTCGTAGGGGCGATTCGTGAATCGCCCCCTCCTCTATTGCACGTACACCTTCACACTGAACGTATGCGACTGATCCGCATCCCCCGAATCCACGATCACCCAGCGCGCCCGCAGTGCATCCCCAAACAGCGCCGGCCGCACCGCTCCCGACGCCGCATCCGCCGTCACATTGATGCACGCCGTCCCCGGATTCGACGGATCCAACACCGCAAACTCCTTTTTCGCCGCCCCATTCCCCGCCTGCTGCGTAAAGTGGATCGCATTCAACCAGGTCGTCCCCCCATCCGGCGACACGTCCACGTACACGTCCAGCGTATCCCCCGCGTCCGTCAGCGACTGCGTGATATCCAACAGCGCCACCAGCCGCCGCCAGAACCCGATCCCCGTCGCCGGCGTCCCGTTCCCATTCGCCGTCCTCGCCGCAGAGGCCGCCAGCGTGAGCAGCCTTCCCTCCAGCGTCCGCACCTTATAAAAACCTGCCATCACTCCACCGCCTTCGCCTCGGCTATTACCGCCGCGTCCTGATTCGGCCGCACGAACGTCACCTCGTACAAGATCCCACTCACCGTAAACCGGTCGCCCGGCTGAATGTCCAACGTCAAGCCCCCCAGCACCACCACCCGGCCCACCGCCTGCTGCGCCCCCGCGCTGTCCCGCTCCTGCCCCTGTCCCCCCATCCGTGCCACCCGCACGCTCTGCGCCCCCAGCGCCGATCCTCCCCGCCGGATCACCACGCTCACCTGGTTATCCCCCCGCACCTCCGCCAGGTCCCCCGCCATCTGTGTCAGATCATCGCTGCCCAACAACCCCATACATCACCTGTAGGGGCGGTTCGTGACCTAGCCCTGCCGGGTAGGCTGGGACCGCCCATCACCCTCAATGCCCCAACCAATCGTAATCCGCCCGCATCCCCACCGGCCCGATCTGCGCCTGCACCGTCGCCAGGTATCGCCTCTCCGCCTCCGTCGCCTGCCTGGCCAGCGCCTCCGCCAGCTTCTCCTTGCTCACCTTCTCGTCCCCGATCGCGTACTGCCAGGCCTCCTGCGCCGCCTTGTTCGCCTGCAACTGCAGCGCCAGCGCCTGCGCCTTCAGCATCACCGCCCCGGCGACCTCATCCGTCATATCCGCGTACACATCGGTCGCGTCCAGCACGTACGCCGCCGCGTACCACAGATCCCGGCTCACCGTGTACGCCGGCGTCGGATCGAACGTAATCGTGCTCCCCACGATGTAATAGCGCTCCCGGTACGTCGCACTCACCGGGATCAGCCCCTCCCCCGAGATAATCACCCCGTCCGGCGAGGTCAGCGACTCCAGCACGATCACCTTCAGGAAATCATCCGGCAGCGTATAACTCGCCGTCCCGCTCACGATGGCCAGCGTCGTCAGCTTCCGCAACGAATTGCGCCGGCCGTAATCCGCAACCGCATCCCGTGCGCAATGATCGTATTGGCTCGCGCTAGGCACCCCGCCGCGCGCGGGCACGTCGCTTTCGAGCCGGCTTACCAACGTCGCCAACGCCGTCGCCATCACTCCCCTCCTCTACAAATGCATCGTCTTGTAGGGGCGATTCGTCCTGTAGGGGCGGTTCGTGAACCGCCCTCCCCCTGACCATCTCCGAACTCCCCAGCAGATCGAACTTTCCCGGAAACTTCCGCTCGATCATCGGCCACTGTTTCACGTTGATCTCCCGCAGTTCTCCCGGCTCGATCCACCGCTCGAATAGCACGATCGGCTTTTCCCCCACGTACCGCACCTGCATCCTGCCCGGCAAAGACATACAGCCCCCCTCTCTCATCCTCGCTCAGCAAAAAACCGTTCGCCTCCATCGATGTCAGCACCGACGTCAGGTGCCCGTCTTTCAATCCCAACAACGCTGCCAGCCAACACCTGCTCTGGCCCGGGTGCGCCCTGATCGCCGCCCACACCGCCTCCAACAACCTCCAATTCGGCCTCCTGCCTTGCCCCGCCATAGCGTAGGTAACAACCAATTATCTGCACAACCCGTAGGGGCGAGGCATCCAGGGAATACCTTATCCCATGAACAAACCACCCATCTCCTGGATGCCTCGCCCTATCACTTCGCCCTCACCCCCAGCACATACACGATCCCAGCCCCCACGTCGCTGCCGGCGTCCGCGTCCACCGTCGTCACCCGCAGGCTCCCGCCCGCCGCGATCGCGTGATACGCGTCGTCGATCTGCCCCGCCCGCACGACCACCTTGTCCGCGCCGGCCCAGCTCATCGCATCCGTAATCGCGTTCGCCCCGTTCCCCACCGTGATCGTATCGCTCGCCTCTCCGGCTGCCGTGTGCACCGCCCACGCGTCGATGATCCGCGTCTTCTCTCTCACCGTCACGTTCAGTGCCGCCGCCACGCCTCCCGCGATCGGGATCACGAACAGCACCGGCACCGTCTCGGCGGGGCTCGTCAGCGTCTCCTTCAGGATCTCACCGTCCGTCGAACCAAACGGCACGTGAATATCCCCTCTACTCGTCATACCACACCTCCGTTATACTATTAGGGGCGAGGCTTAGGAGCGCCGAGCCCCAGCTCGGCCCCGCCCCCTCAGTGCGTCAGCTACCTCAGTGCCTCAGTGATCCTACGCGATCTTAACGTACGCCCCCTTCTGCGGCACCGGCGCATCCGTCCCGTTGAATTCCTCGGCGTAGTACTGATCCGCCGCCAGCAGCTTCGACGTCCCGCCGCTCACGTCGTAGGTCGGATACGGCCCCTTGATCTGCATCGTCTGGAACACCCGATGCATCACCAGCTCCCGGTTCCCCACCAGCGCATACCCGTCGCTCATCTGCGTGCTCTCGAACACCGCCAGCCCCTTCAGCCGGCCCATGAACCCATTCGCCTGCAGGTCCGCATCTGGCCTGGCTCCCGCCTGCGTGAAACCGTCCCAGTTCGCGATCTTGTCCGCGTTCGTCGCGCTCAGTAGCAGGAACGTCGGCTCGTAGAAGCGATTCATCACCTTCACCTTCGCCACCCCCACCTTCTCGACGAAGTCGAGATAGGGATCGCTCGCCGCCGTCCAGGTCCCGCCGCTGTTGCTCGCCACCTTCAGCGCCGCCGCCAGCCCCATGTAGATCGCCCCCTGGTCGATCTTGCGCGCCACCTGCTTCACCAGGCTGTTCAGCGTCCTGGCCACCGCGTCCCACCCCAACTGGCTGCGCGAGAACACGATCGCCTCCGTGCTGATCTGCGTCGCCAGCCGGTCCGCCGCGATCTCCAGCGTCGTGTAGGTCAGCCCTACCTCGCCCTGCTGGATCACCGCCATCTCCCCCTTGCGGATCGCCGTGTAGGTGTAGTCCACGTCCAGCGCTGTCGCGTCGCCGATCGTTCCGCCGTTCCCCCCCGAGATCGTCCAGAACTTCCCGTTGGCGTAGTCGATCACGTAGTCCGTGCCCTCGACGTACGCCGTCCCGCCGCCGTTCGGCTCCACCACCACCGACCCCGGCGTCACGCGCTTGTTCGCCAACGCCACCCACGCGTCCACGTCGCTCGTCACGTCCTCGTTCGTCACCGTCACCAGGTAGCCCGTCTCCCCCGCGAACGCCTCGTAGTAGATCCGGCTCGGGCTTTGATCCGTCAGCCCAAAGTCAAAGATCCCACTCGTCACGAGCTGAGGGAACGCCTCCGCCACGATCGCGCGCGCCACGGAGTACGGCAGATTCAGGTCGCTGGCCGTCTCTGCCTCCTGGAACAGCTTCGCCTCGCGCAGCAGGTGCTGCTTGTACTGCTTGTCGAACTTTTCCAGGTACATCACCGCGAACTGCTCGTTGATCGTCTTCGGCTTGCGTGGATCCCAGAGCGGGCGCACCTCCGTCCGCACGATGCTCTCCTGCAGCTCGCGCGCCGGCTGCGCATACTCCGGCGCCCCC